CAGTTGGACAACCCATGGGAGCTTTATCTTCTTGAGCGATGTTGGCACTTTGTCATCATGCTATCATGCAGTATGCTTCCAAGTTAATTGGAAACACTGGATGAAATACTGATTATGAAGTTTTAGGAGATGATATTGTTATATTTTCTCCTGCACTTGCAGAAAAGTATGTTGAGCTGATGGCCTTATTTGGGGTGTCCCTAAATATGGCAAAAAGTGTTATCTCGCATAAGAAGGTCCCTACTGTTGAGTTTGCAAAGCGTACGTCTTTAAATGGAAAAGATGTGAGTCCAATCTCCCTTAAGATGTTCCTAAATCAGGATTCATTTTCAGGTCGGGTGGCAATATTCGATTGGTTTAGAAGAAGAATTGATAAACATTTTATCTTATCTTCTTTAAAAACAATCTTTAAAGCTACCCGTTGAGATGACAGACCTCTAAAAAACAATTTTGTTATTTTAGCGGTCTTCTCGACTCTTATCCAAAATAAGACAATACCTTTTGAATGACTGGTACGCCATTGAACACAAGTTAAGAGCATTATTGCTGTTAAGAAACGGAAAATTTCCTTTTCTGTTTCTTTAAGTTGATACTTTGGAATACTAAAATCAGTATTCTTCGGTAAAGACTTATCAGCGATGGGCCCTAAAGCTATGTTCTCTAGCGCTGAATCTCGTAGTTGATTCAGAATTTTCCTTTTAGTCAAGATTTTCAAGAGAGCATCTTATGCTTTCAAGATAAACCCTGATTATCAGGCAGATTTAATCTTACTACGGGCTAAGCTTCTAACTTGACGGGATTTAGGACCTTTCCTTATTTTAAGGGAAAGATTCTTTTCTCAGTCTTATATTAGAAGGTTAATCCGTTCAGATTTAGAGAACTTAAAATCTCTCTTTTATTCTAATAATTTGTTTACATTGGATGTAGATGAATTATTGGTAATATTAGAGAAGGTTGAAAGTTTTGTGAGTCTGTCTGAGATTCTGGATAAGCCACGAGTGCCCAAACAGAAGGTTGAGAGTCTTCATATTTTAGCCTTGTTTGATAAATTATTAAACAGTGGCTTTAAGATGAAACCCCTCAATGTAAAGCGTTTTGAAATCTTAAATCTTTTCAACCCTCCTTATAGGAAGGCTGATTTAAATGATAAAGATTTCTTAACACCTCATTTCCGTTTTATTGAAGAATTTCTTCCTGAAAGTTCAGATGATAAACAGTCTGAATTTCTTCAAGAATTAATCATTCGTAAAGTGGAGATGAAGCATTGAGATCTCGCCTCCGTTGCTTTACAAAAACTCGTTTTACGTACATCAGATGATCCTTGATCATATGATTGAGTAAATGAGCTTGGGTAACTAAGCTTGGTCAGTAGACCCCTGGGAATGATTGGTTATATATAGACTGTTTGAAAGATCAACATCTAGAAGATGCAATGATCGCTTGTGTCTGAAATGGCAGTGGGCCCTTGAGTAGGAGACTCAAGAGGAAACTTAGTTTCAAACGGCGAACTATTCAATAACCAGATGTGGTTATAGGGCTTAATGTTCAGGGTCAATACCAATTAATCTTCCTAGAGATAGGAGTATCAATTGATAAGAGCTGAAATGCCTTCTTTCTTAACTTATCGTTGAGAATTGGGAAGACAGGATATTAAGCTAAATAACTTAACGCAGATAGTTCTAAGAGTACAGTAATAAGGATGGGCCCTACCCAACATAGTAGGGTTTTCTTCCCCAAAATTGTTTCTTAGGATGCCCAAGGCGAAGCCGTGAGGTGATATCTGTTAATCCTAGGTTATTGACTTCCAATAGTTCAATATAGTCCCTTTCATCCTTAAC